CATAATTTTTTGTTTTTAGTTGTTTATAATAATATGCGTTACAGTCGCACCCCTGATTTTATTAATATCCTTTTAAAGATATATTAATAATTCTTGTTTTAATTTTATTATTTGAATTACAAAACCATACTTTGTAAATAAATGAAGTTCTACCTTCTTTAATTGTTTCAACATTTGTACGTTCTCCTAAAGTAACTTCTAATAAGTTAGCTTTAATTGTCATTAGTTCGTATGCTTTATCTTGAATTGTCATAATTTCTAAGTATTAATTGCGTTTTGTATACGACAAATATAAGTACTCTTTATTTATCTCGCAAGTTTTATTCACATTATTTTTAAAATAATTAACACAAAAAAAATAACTGCCTAATATTTAGACAGTTATTAGTAGCGAGTAAACTACTTTTTTTGTTGTATATGCGAGATTGTTCGCCTATAAACTAGTTAGAAGTAATGATTATTTCAATTCTCTAATTATTTCATCAACATATTGTAACTTACAGTCGTTATCATCACATAAATAATTATTATTAGTCAATGTTTCGTAAATAGCTTTGTGTCCACAGAATGTACATTTAATATCACTACTTCTAACATCAGATATATTCAAGTTTTCTTCGGACTCGTTAAATCTTTTTATGTGTTTTAAATCTTTCATCTTCGTTTATTATTTTTTAGTATATATTAAATTTAGAAAACCTAAATATATCTGAGTATCGTTATACGCTATTTCTGAAAAGATTTAACCACTTCTTTAAATTCGCAAATTCGCTCAATTGGTATCAAAGCCTTGACTATCTTTGCGTTGTTTATCTTCGGGCGACCTGCTTTCTCGTAGGTAGTTTGCTGAATCTCCGTTGTATATTTCTTCTCTTTCTTCATAATAAAAATTTGGTATTGTTTCTTTTTCTTTGTGTGTACGGAGTAGCAATATAAACACTACTCCGATACAAGGCATGATTAAGACTTTATACATTCTTTTACTTTTAAATCATATTCATTTAGCCATTCTCTACATTGAATAACTTTATCGTGAATAGATTGTATCTTTTCATCTGAATAATCAATTGTAAAGGCTTTAAATCTTTTCTCAATAGGAATGTTTGAATATATCACTTCTATACCATAATTCGCCTCCTCTGGAGTGTCCAATAAAGTATAACATAGTTTTGCTTCAACTCGTTTAGTTAATGCCATATAACCAATTAACTGCCATTCATAATCTTTGTTAATTTCGCTTGTAGCAGAATCTAAAAACGTTTTACCATCCCAACTACATTTTGCATCTATTACCATTGTTTCTGTTAAAATGTCGGGTGTTCCAGTTATAAATTCATTTTCATAGAAGTTAACATTTTTAAATGCAATACCTAGATTAAGTCTTTCCGCTATAATATCTATTGCTTCATTTTCACACATATTACCTTTATCAAAATACTTGCTTCTAATATCGGCTCTTTCACCGTACATTTGTTCGCTATACCACTCTTTAAGATACGTTGTACAAGTTGCTGATAAATTACCTTTTGGTTTTGACTCACCCATTATTTTACCAATTTGCGAGGCTCTAATTTTAAATTCTTTCATGATAATAATTCTTTTTCTAATTCAACACTAACTTGATACTTTGTTTTAACTTGCTCAATCGTATAACTTCCTGATTTAATCGCTACCTTACATTTGTCGAATATATCTCCATGTTCTAAGATTGGAAGTAAAATAGTAGGCAATTGATTTTTAACTCTTATACCTCCAGTAGTTTTACCCATCATTTTAACATTCTCATCAAATGTTAACTCAATTGTAAAGTTTGACCAGTTACCAATATTTCGTGAATCTGCTGAACTAATATTTTTTGATTTTTTTAATAGTTCTGAAATAGTTTTTCTATTAATAGAATTTACAACCATAGGCTTTACATTTTCAATGAACTCCAGGAAGTAACCATCTGTTTTATTTCCACTTACATCTACATTCTTATTGTAATATGCTTCTTTAATTGTTAAAATACAATTACCTTTTTCGGATATAATTGTTTCAACGTCAATACCTGCTAAATGCGTAGATTTGCGGTATTTCATGCAGTCAATGTTTGTCTCTTTCATAATTCGTTTTCAATTGATTCGTAAATTCTCTCTTTAATGTCAATGATTTGATTTTCGTTAAATAAGTCTGAAACTTCCGTCTCTTGAACATAAATAAACAAGTCATACATTTGACCGCCTGATTCTGGGTAGTGTTCTGTTTGCTCGAAAATTGGGTAAATTTCAAACTCGCATCTTAAATCAATGCCTCTGTAATCGATTTTTGTTTCCATAATTTTTAGTATTTGTTTCTGCAAATATACGAAAGTTTTATTAATAAACAATACCTTTTATTATTTATTTTCACAAAAAAAAGCGAGTAGTATAAAACCACTCGCTTAATTAACTAAAAACTAAAATTATGAATAGATAAATATAAGTATTATTTCTTTACAAAAAGTGTTGCTTCCGCTTTTCTTCTTCTCACAAGTCCGTTTAATACTTTTCCACCACCCATTACATAGTGAGAAACCCACCAATTTACGATATTCATTTCACTAAATTTTTCATTAACCATTTTAAATAATGTCTTTGAACTTCCGCAATTCCAACAGAACGAAACCAAAGCATCAAACTGATTCTGTGTTAATGGTACTTTAATAGCATCTAAGACCGTCTTTTCGTATTTAGGTAGTAAGTCTAAAAACAATTTATTCGCTTCGTCTTGTGTAATCTTATCACCTAACTTGACTTTATTCCCGTTTGTGTAATAGGTATTCCCGAAGCCAATCGTATTAACTCCAGCACTACATTTGTAAGCGGTCAATTTGCAACCTTCAAAGGACTTAATTAAATCTGCTCCCGTTTGACTTGTTTTCATTTTGCTCAATAATTAAAATTACTACTATTGCTAACAATATAGCACTTGCTGAAATCACTTGTTGTACGTTGTTGCGTGGTTAATAACATCTCTAGTTAATATACCTAGTGTTACATCTACAATAGTTTTAACTACTGGCTTCGTATCTAACACCCCACTAGCGGTTATAACTCCCAACATCGAAACTAAGATAGTTTTAAACTGTCCTTTGAATCGGTTATCTGTTGTACTTTCTGCTTTAATCTTGTCTAAAATTCTCATATTAATTGTAATTTATTTGTGTAAATCTTCCGTTTAATGCTTCAAATGTAGTCAACATATCTTTAGGTAGCAAATCAATTCCCATTGAATACATCTCATAACAAGCTAATATTTTCTCAAAGTTGTTTTTATGGTATGAACTTGAAAAGATACCGTTTATTCTATTTTGGAAAGATACAACAACATCGTATCTAAATTTCTCAAACAATTCTATTACATAGTTAACGTCTTCCTTGCTTATTCCTTTCTCTAACCAATAAGCTCGAATTTGTTTAATATATTCTGAGTGCATTCCCCACATTTCAGAAAGCACCAGTTGTTTTAATTCATCACTTGAAATTTTACTAAAATCGTTATCCAAAAATTCAACAAATTTATCTGCGCAAACATTACACTTAAACTTTGCGAAATCTGTACACATCTTAGATTTAACCGCATCGTATTTTCCATGCGAGTAGAATTTCATATGCGATACATCTTGTTTTACCCTTTCTAAAGTGTTAAATATATCATGACTTTTCAAGTCCTTAATATCCTCTTCAACTTCTTTACGGTTAATTAACTTACTTATATCTTTGTGAAAATAGTACGTTAAAATACCTAAAACGATTACTATAAATAGTAAATAAGGCGGTAAATTAATATGTGTTAAGAAGTCGAACATTAAAATAGCGGTGTTTGTGGTTTTGGTAAATACTCAGAACTAGTTAAATCTTTTATAAATACCAATTCAGTAGGGCATTCGTCTAAGTACCATAAACCGACAACTAAATAGTATTCATTTTCAGATATTAAATAGTTGTTATTAATATCTTGAATAGGGTCAAATTTAATAAAATCATTTGCAGAATTTATTAAAATATTCCTTTGCCCGTTTGTTATTAAATAAATATTAATAGCCATATCTTGATTTAAATTCGTTAAAATTAGTTAACATTTGAGCGTCTGAATTTGCGACATTATAAAATCTACACATTGAAACCCCACCGTTATAAAATAAACTTCGAGTTGACGCAAATGCCTGACAACCTATTGTTGTTTTACAATTAGAAGTGTAAGCAATATTTGAGGTAGTTACTACGGTGCCTATTAATGTACCATTTAACCAAATAGTCATATTTCCAGCTGATAATTTTCTAACCTGGACATGATACCAAGTTCCGTTTGTTGGCACATTTGTTGGATAAAGTTCTATTTGTGTTGCACCTGAACCTAAAAAAGCATTAAAATTTAATCGACCACTATAAAAATTTAACTGATAACCGTATTGATTCGGAACAGAATAATCAAAATTATTAAATAAATATTGACTACTAGTAGTGGATTTATTAAACCACATTTCTAAGGTAAACTCTTGTAAATTAAAAGAATTATCAGGGAAAGAAACGTAATCATTTGTCCCATCAAATGTTAGATAGCCACTATTGGCTGAGTTATAACCAACACCATTAACCAAAGTACCGTTTTGATTTCCAGTTAAATCGGTCCAAGTTGTACCACTTCCTGAATAAGATAAAGAATTCCCTGAATCTACAAATAATTTTAAAGAAGATGGATAAGGAGATACAACCGCCCTATTCATACTGTTTATTAATCCGTAGTACATTATGCTTGAATATTATAACCGATTACATCCCATTTCGCATCTGTACTATTGTAGATTATCCCTAAGTACAATGTTTTACTAATTACCGTTGTAGTTGGTAAAGTAACTCCTATCGCTCTGTAATTAGTATCAAATGCAATAGTTCTCGCAGTTGCGTTGTCTTTAATTCTAATCATTAACGCTTGACCCTCTGTAAATGTTCCCGTTGGATTTGCTAAGGTTAAACCAGTTGCCTGAGCAGTAATTATAACTAAATCGTTTGTTGAAGTTGGTGTTACTGTTGCTGAACTTGTTACTGTTTGAACTCTTGCGTTAAGGAATGTTTGGTCTCCCGTATTTGTTCCGCTTGAAGTACCTGAGAAAGTACCCGATTGAGTTGCTAAACTTCCAAGTCCTGAAACGTCTGTGTTTGCTATACTAGCCCAATTTGCCTCACCGTTTGCGGTAACAGATTTTAAAAATTTTCCGCTTCCTTCCGTTCCATCTGTTAATTGAATAGAGTAGTTTGTTACTCCGTTGGTTGCTCCGAAAACCGCCCCCTTATTTGTTCCACCCGCACCCGTTGCACTACCATTTACTCCAATCTTAACACCCGTTACACTTGTAGAAGTAAATGAACCACCTACACCATTTGCACCGCTTGAACTTCCTGAAACACCAACTCCTGAAGCCTGAGAATTTTCTCCAACTAAAGTAACATCTGTTGCGTTTGATGATATTTTAAATAGGTTGTTAGCGACTGGAGTAGTTCCAATACTTAAAGTAGTTCCGTTATCCTGAATTAATGAAACACCTATTGCTGATGAACTGCTCCACTTAGTTAGTCGGTTAGTTGTACCACCGCTTAGTATATCTTGTTTCAATGCTAAAGCATCAAAAACTGCGTCTTGACTTGGTGCGGTTGTAGTAACTCCGTTTGTTATTGTCTGAGCAACCGCAGCACCAACTAATTGATTACCCGTTACAGATTTTAAATCGTAGTCTGTCCCATTTGAAACACCAACTATAACTAAATCATTTGCTCCAATGTCAGAACCCTTAGCGGTTAACTCGCTTATTTTTTTAACTACTGCCATATTAATTAATTATTTTTATCTCTAAAGAATCACTCGCTAACAATCCATCGTCTAAAGCACCCGCACCCGTCCAAGTTTTAATAGTTATAACCGTTGTACTTGTAATTTCATACTGAAACAAACGATTATAAGCTCCACTACTTTTTTGAAAGAAAACAAATGTATTATTTGCTGTAAATTCTGCTACTGAGTTTGTTAAGGTGTAAGTTCCTGCTGATGTTCTCGCAAGTGTAATTGTTCCTGTTAATTGAGAATAACCACCCGAAGTAGTTGGTGCTGATGTTCCCGTTTGTGAAATATTTGTAATATAAACCTTATACGGTACAATTTGATTACCTAGTATTTTTTTAGTTGTAAATATCGAACCATTCCAATCATCAACCATCATAACATCGGTAGATTTTAACGCTCCCGTTTTGGCTGTGAAATCTGTAAATTTTCTTTCTATTGACATGCTTTATTAACGTATTTTATTAAAATTGTGTTTAACCTAAATACCAATTAGTTAAATCTGTCTTTATTTTAGGTGCTATATCTTCGTCAATATTTGTTAAATATTCTGGAAACAAAGTATAATTGAATGACATATATTTTATGAATCTTTCAGCATAATTCTCAGCAATTTTGCGTTCCTTTTCTACCAAATAATCAACTTCATTCTTGCTAACTACCTCACTATTTTCAGCACTATGTTTGTACATTCCTTTATTCGTAATTGAATAAGCGATAAATGGGTACATTTCAACCGCTGTAAAGTGAATTAACATCGGTTTTACATAGTTAGTAATTAAGTCGCTGTAATTACTCGTAAGGGTGTTATTTGCGTAATCTGTTTTCAACTTATTTAGCAAATTACTACCTAGATATTGTTGAATGTAAATATCTTGTGCTATTTTTATAAAATGTACTGTCTTGTCTGGGTCTAAATTCCCGTTCAATGCAGTAAACTTTACTAAATCTTTGTTTGAAATTAATAGTACTTCAGCCATTATTGTGCGTCTTTTGGTAAATTTTCATTATTCGGGTGAAAACCTTTTCTAGGTAGGTTGTTTGGTTGTACACTTACCTGATATGGGTTAGTAACTTTAAAACCTCTTTTACTTGCTGTATCTGTTCCAATCGTTGTTGCGTTTGGTGAATTTACATCTATTCCTTTTGTAGATAAAAAAGTAACTCTCTTAAATGAATGCTTACATCGTGGCCCCGCTTTAAATAAGAAGATATTATAAGGTTGTCCTTTATGCCCAAAACCAGGATTTACAACATTTGAATCTGCATTTTCTAAATCTTCTTTACGATATAGTTTATTTGCACTCATCATTACTTTGCAAAAATCTCGCTGAGGTGAAGGGTTGCCAGTGTATTTGTATCTTACTTTATAATTAACTCCTTTAATAGTTGCGTCTTGTTCGCTCTTTGCGTTTGGAATTGATTTAACCGCACTTGCTAACTTTTGCAATAGATTTTGTTTAGGATTGTTTAAAGCATCAATTTGAGCATCTAAATTAATCTCATCTTCATAGTCAACATCACGTTCATCTACTAGAATCCACTCATCTTCGTTTATATCCTCACCTATTGTATTTAAGTAAGTTTCTAACTCGCTAACTTCAGCACTTAATGTAGTAGGCGGTTGCAAATTGCTTCCACCTTGTTCAGGTAATAAACCAACTAACCCTCTAATTTCGTTTGCTGTCATTGATTCAAGTACTTTGTTAGCAACTAAAGGACTTAAACTGTTAATCCCATCAATGATACGTTTGGAGCCACCATTTGTAAGTTCTCCTGAGTTATCTAATGGTTGTAAAGGTTCAAATTCTAAGTTTAAACTGATTCCATTAACTGCTAAAATCTTATCAAAAGCATCTATAATTAATTCTTGATAGGGTCTAATTACCATATTATCAAATAGTATAGCACTATTCTTTAATTCGTCTGCATTTGAGCTGAATCCTGTACTTGTTGAAATACCAAATAATAATGGACTTGTAACGTTATGACCTACTAAAATCTTGTTTCTCGCTTCGTCTGATAAGTATTGGTATTGGTCTGCTGCTTTTTGTAATTGAATAGTATCAATAGTAGTTTTCGCTTCGGGGTTGTCATTGAATGAAATAATAACTTTTTTACCCGTAGAACCAGTTAATTTATTTGTTACGTCTTCAGCTATTTGCCTTTTTTGTTCGGGTGTCGCTTGTCCATTATTAAAGTTGATAATTGTAGTAGGTGCAAAACTATTACTAACCTCGTTAATTAAGTATTCACTAACTTTCTCCTCTAATAAACAGTAATCTAAAGCACCTTGATAATCAACATAAGAGAAATATTTCATTCCTGCTGAATACGGTTGTATCATTAAAATTTCAATCTCACTTTTTGAAGTTCCAAAAGCATCGAATCTTTGAGGTTTATACTCTCTAGTTTTTTGCCAGTTATCAGAATAGTAATAGCCTACAATATCGCCTTCTTCATTACACTTTTCAGGACGTACCAAATTAACGGGCAAATGTAGAAACTGTTTAACAGTTCTATCTTTGTTATAATGCACTTGGATAGCACTTTGACCTAACATTTTAGTATCACTAATGATACGTTTAATATCGTCTTTAGAAACTAAACTCAAAAAGTTAGCATAATCTGTTGGTTTTTGTGAAGCATCTAAGGCAGTAATTCCACGGCCATAAATAAGTTTACAAATGTTATTGATAACCGCATTATTAGTTGCTGAATTTTGGAACCTATCAATCAAAAAATTGTAGTGGTTATTACCTTTACCAAATTCAACCCAACCTTCATTTCTAGATTCAGTAATTACGGGAGTGGTGTACTGACTTAATTCTATTACTTTGCTATTATTCATATATTATAAAATCATTTGTCGTTTCTCGTTTGTTATAAATACCTTCATTAACCGTATATGGTAATGATTGGTCTGTCGCTAAAACTTTACCTAGAAACCTTGTATTTGTTTTTGAATCTCTGTAAATTCTCATTATGTATGTATGCCCCTCAATCAATCCACTAAAAGCAAGTGAAATTGTATGATAGTATTCACTAGTTGTAAAACTAGATACATTATAAGTAACACTTGTATTTGTTTGTTCATCTGTTAATTCTAGTTTATTATAGTCAGTATAAGAAGTGTTAACCCTAAAATTAAATATAGCATTTGTTTGCTCGTCTTGAATTGGGAAAACGTCAAAATCTAAATCCTCCGTTCTAGGAACGAAATTAAAACTTTGTGCTGTTGTATCTGTTGTTAATACTATCATAGTTTGTAAACGATAATGTCTTAAATTGTATTCAAAAAAAAAGGCTACCGATTAAGATAGCCTTTAAAGTAGTAATAGTAAGTATTAAACAGTTACCATTGTAGCAGAAGTAAACAAAGTAAGCATCGCTGCTTCTGTTGTAGCATCTAATAAATTTGCGTAACAAACTTCCTCACCTTTGAAAGTTAATGAGTACCCATTGAAGTCACCCATTTTTGAACCTCCAGAAATTTCACCTCCAGTTACGTCTAAGCCATTCAACAGACCAGCAATGTAGAATTTTCCGTTGTAGTCTTGTAATACGCAGTGAGGCATAGAATAAGCAAGTAATTTTACATTTTTAGACGTTGCAGCATCTTGTTTTTTTAATTTGATACTTAAATTTTGCTCAAAATAAGTTGTTCCCGCAATTGGGTCAGCCATAATATTTTGATTAAAACTATTATCTCCCTTTAACTCAAATTTGTAAAGTGTATCTACATTTAAAATTGTGTCAATTACATCTGTGTTCGTTGCGTCGTATGTAATATCACTTTTTACAATTTGATTATTAATAAAGTAAATTGCTTTTAATCCACCTACACTATCTTTATCTTGTTCTTTTCTCCCGTTTGCAATTGTTATAGCCATAATATTTTGTATTAAAAAAGGGTGGTGTTTATTGCACCACCCTTAGATTATTAATTTAATGAATTCCTATCCTCCGTAAAGAACACCTTTAGTTGCTTGTCCTACGAATGCACCTAATGTGTAAACTGAACGTACGAATTGAGTATCACCGTCTGCAGTCAGTTTGTCCACTAAAAATTTGTTCACATCATCGGCTAGGTCTGTGCACCAAATAATAGCTGCTTTTCTTTGTGCGTAAGCCATCAAATTGTTAGGAGTTGGTACGAAAAGAACCTCTACACCGTTGTAGAAACATCTAGCATCGTTTGCTCCTGATTCAAATTCAAAGTTAACTTGTTGCGCTGCTCCAGTTGCGTTGTTAGCAATTCTGAACAATTGTTTCCATGCTCTTGGTGCGTAGATAACTGTTGGAGAAACTGTGTCTGCTAAATTCTCCGCTGGTATTGCTGCGTAAATTTTTGCCATTTCAGCTGAAGCATTTGCAGCAGTTACTGTTGTTCCCGTTACTTTGATATAACCACCTAATGCTGAATTATCGTACAACACTTTCGAGAATACCCCGTCAACTAATCCAGCTGTCAAAGCAGCCACAGCTGTTTGTGTTGCAGCAGTCATAGAACCTTGACCTGCTCCAGGTGTTAAAGCAGCGATTGCTGTTTTTGTAGTTGAAGTAATCCCACCCCAAAATAAGTTTTCAGCATCTTGAGAAATGTTAGGTGCATATTGTGCTAATACAGTAGAAGCAAATTCTGAACTTTCAATGTTGAATGCTCCAGGATTCATTGAACGACCAAAACGACCAGCTCTTAATGATTCTTGTAAGAATGTTTGTTTATACTCTAATTTAGTTGGTGTAATGATTCTGTCTGTAATGTTCATTGAACCTGAACTAGATAATGCAGCACCTGTGTATAATTGTGCCGTAACATCAACTCCCGCTTCTGTAATAATTGTCCCTGCCTTGATGTCAGTTGCAAATGTAACATAATTATCTGCAATCGTTTTGTTAGCAAATAATACTTCTTCTAAGATAGGCTCAACTGCTGCCCCTCTTATGTCAACTCCTGTGTAACTAATAGCCATTTTTTATTTGTTTTTATTTTGTTTATAATGTTTTAAATCTTCAATTAACCATTTAATTTGTTCATCGGTTAATTTTCCTTTGCAATATGTTTTAATTGTTTTTGCTCCCAATGCTTTTAAGAACATTTCGTAATTTACACCCGTTTTAAATGGGTCTACAAAACTATCCATTCATTCTACTTTTTGCGTATCTGTATCTTTCTAATGAAGACATAGATTCTAAGTTAATCACTTCCTTTTTTTCGGGATTGTGTTTGATTGGTTTTACTTCTTCCAATTCTACAACTTCAACCACTTCCTCAACCACTTCTTCAACTTTAGATAGTTCTAAAATCTTTGCTTCCAACTCCTCAATCTTCGCTTCTAACTTTGAGAAGTGTTGCTCCTCAACTGTTGAGCGAACGATTTTTTTTGCTGTTGTTTGTTGTTGTACTTTCTCCGCTTCAACTGGTACTTCCGTAGGTTCAACTGTTTCAGCCTCTTCCTCGACCATTTCAACTGAAGCAATGATTCCTTCAACTTCAACTTTTAAAATTCTCCCATCTGCTAACTCGTACTCTCCAATCGGTAAAGGTGTTGGTTCTGATTCGGGTATAACGATAAAAACCGCTTGTCCTTCCTCAAAACTTTCAGCTTGGATTGTAGTCATACCGTCTGCTAATGGTAAATCTTCCAATTTTGTTTCCATTCCTAAAAATGCTTTAATTGTTTTTAATGCTTCTTTAACATTCTCTTTCATAACTTTTTAACATTAATTTATTGATTTGTATTTATTTATTTACTTAACTTATTGATTTATAATATTATACTAGGATTTTTACTACTGAAAAATTCAAATCTGAAACTCGAACATCTGTTTGTTGACTATTTTTAACGAATAACTCAACGTAATCATTGGTAACTAAATCAATTTGATACTGTGTACTTCCTGGGTGTTCTTGATTACTTGTAGAAGTTCTAATTGTCATTTCTGAGTTAGTTAGTATCGTTCCATTCTTTGCTATTCCTATACTAATATTTTGGTTACTTGCACCTGACCTTACCGCAGTATTTACGGTAACTAAAAAAGAAGTGTTAAAAGCACCCGAATAAGTTAGTCTATTATTTGAATGTGTGAATTTAGAATTGTTTGAATCTGCGGTTGTTGTTCCTAATGCCTTAACCCATACGTTTACGTTCGGCACTCCGATAGGTGTATCTGTTGTATTATTAACCATGTAATAAAACCCTCTTGTTGTTGTGTTTGCTATCCCTACACAATTTGTAAATAGTGTCTTATTTGATGTTTGAGTAACTCCCGAAATATAAGTACCACCACCACCAAAATTTACAGTATCTAAAATGTAACGCTCGTCTGAGATAGTCGCACTTGAAGAAACGTTTAAAGAAGTTTCGCCACTTAAAGTAACGAATGAACTGTAAATGATTCTAAAGCGTCTTGTTACGGTCAATGTACTTGCTAAAGTTATAGCGGTTCCACCCGTTGAAGTATCAAATAAACAGTTACCAAAGGCAATAGTACCAATAGAACCATCAAATGTCATTCCGCTACTATTTAAAAAAGCAGAATCACCCATCACGAAGTTAGTATAATCTTTAATCGTTCCAACCGTTGCACAATTCACAAAGTTAATTCCGAACCAATCTAAAGCGGTTGTTGTTCCATCTCCATCTAAATTAAATACTGTACCGTGCGTGAATGAGATGTTACGAATAGGTAATGAATAATTAGAAGTAATTAAGGCGGTCGATGAACTTAACCCTGTACTTTTTATGTAACAGTTTTCAGAACTAAAACCTAAAATTACTGAGTTCTGACCTGATACAATTCTATCACCTAATAAATCAACCGTTGTAGTTACATAATAAGTAATCGAATCCGCTAAAGTTATAACACCACTTACAGCGGTTGGTAAATCTGATTTAGCACCTATAAAAATAATATTCCCGCTAGATATTGAACTAATACCACCACTTAAATTTTGATAGGATATTTTT